TTCTGTTATTGGTTTAATAGCATGTGGATATAAAAAATTACTTGGCCACATTATCATTCGTCCTGGTTTAACATCTATACAAAATTCTGAATCTTCTTCTTTCGAAGGGTTTCTAAAACAAAGTTGTCCACCTTTATAATCATTGTTAAGTAATGTAATTGTACTTAAGACTCTTGGAAACTTAATATGATAATCAGTATGATACTTATAAAAGCCACCTGGTTTATATCTAAGTGCATTTATTTCTTCTACTTTTTGTGGATGTAAATCTAAATTAGGATGAAGTATTCTATAATTATTAACTTGTTGTTCAATCTTCATTCGTAGTACATTAAACCAATGTACAGAAGTCAATTCTTTATCTAAGGGGTGTAATCCAAAAGCTTCTGTTTTTCTTATATCTTCTCTCAATACACCTTTTCTAGTTTTGCCTGCATCATTTATAACATCGGCTTTATCAAATCTGTCTGTTTTATTTAACCATTGCAGCAAACAAGCTATAGCTTCAGGGTGTAATACATTATCAAAAACTTGTACAAAACTTCTTATTTCCATGTAATCTTTCTCCAAAAAGCTGTTTTATAGTTATGTAGTAATTTCATTGGATATAAAAAGACACTCTTTTTATTTTTTACTGGTTTAATATTCATTTGCCAACTTTCTTTTTTGAAAGGAATGATTTGAACATAGGGTGTACCTTTCTTCATTAAAAATTGTTTATATTTAGTTTTGATCTTTTCTCCATCAACAACTGTAGGAAAATTAACTTCTATTGTAAATCTATCAGTATCTACAATACCAGGCATAATACTCCATGGTTCATGATAGTTATTCATAGGTGGTAAGAATAAACAACTATATCCTGGTGGTGTTTTTATTCTCCAAGGATTAATTATTTTATGAAAAGGTCTGCCATTATTTTTGGCAACCATAGGTGAATCACCTAATTGAAATACTGGATGAGTAGATTCATGATCCCCATGATTTAAATTTGTACCATCTTTAGGGCCTATCTCAGTTTGTAAAGAGTATCTTACGTGCATTAATGGATTACCATTATCATCAAAATGATCTAGACCTACGGCTATATCTTGTGGAAGTTTTAATAAATACCCTGATGACAAAGTATCAAGAAAAGGCATACAACCTTTTACAGTTAACTTCTCCATCTTATGTTCTAAGTCTTTATACCATTTAGGTATATTAACTTTTATAGGAACAGGTTTTTCAATGTCGGGTGTCGCTAAATATTCTGGAGTAGCAGAAAATTCAATGATATTAGCCATAGGGCTAAATATCAATTATTAAGGACATTGTAAAGGACTGAATGAAGTAACACCTGTAGATTCCATATAGCTACATACATTATGTGCTAATGGGAAACTAATACCAGAAGAATCTAAAGCTTTAAGAGCATCAACATAAGTTGATATTTCTGCTGCCATAGCATTGTCAGGATTGATTGCTAAGAATCTTTCGAACACTTCAATCTCTGCAGCAACTTGTCCATCAAAATCTGATTTGTTTACAAAGTGATGTGCTTTAATTCCATCTTCAGGAGCTAATCTATCTTCTGAATCAACCCAAGCATCTGCAGTGTAGTATTTGTTACCATGTCTTGCATCGTTTGCAGTTGATGTAGGAATTTCTACTTTAGTGTATTGTCCTTCAGTATATAATTCTTCTTGGATATTTTGTGCGTTTACGTGTGCATCAGTCAAACAGATCTTATGCATATCTCCGTTTTCTCTTTTAATTAATGTTGCCATATTACGTACCTAAATCCTCATAAACTATAATTCCGCCAGGTCTTCCTTGTGGAGCTGGTTGTCCGTTAGGGCCACCTGTACCGATGTTGTTTGAACCAAAAATACTAAATCTTATATTGTCAGCGAAACCTGTGTTTCCTCCGTAATCATAAGAGATAGTAGCAATGTTTGATGGAGCAGCTTGAATAGATCCAACAGAACCAGGAGCTCCTCTAAATCCATTAGAGTTTCTTCCAGTTTGTCCTTCAGTTCCACCATTAGCTCTACCAATGTTTGAAAGATTTGTTTGTCCTCCGCCTGAACCAGGAACAGAGTAAGGAACAGTTAATGCACCAGCTTTAGGTGCAGCAAAGTAACCGAAGCCACCTTTTCCACCTTGTCCACCTGTTGAGTTAAATGAAGGTTGGTTGTTACCACCGTTTCCGCCACCACCACAAATGTAAGCTCCAATGAAATTTCCAGCAGTTACTTTTGAGTAAGTTCCAGAATCTGGGCCAACGAATGATTGAGTAACAATCATATCTGGAGTTGCAGTAGATCCTGCAGAAGCAGCAGTAAGTCTTCCTTGAGCATCAACTGTAATAGTTGCAGCTGTGTAAGTTCCTGCAGTAACAGCAGTGTTAGCAAGTTGGTCAGCACCAACAGCATCATCTGCAATTTTTGCTGTTGTTACTGCATCAGCCGCAATTTTAGCAGTAGTTACATTTGCATCTAAAATGCCTGCCGTTACAACTGCGTTGTCTGAAATTTGTGCAGCTTGAATTGCATCATCTGCAATTTTAGCATTTGTAATTGCATCGTTATCAATTTGTGCAGTACCAATTGTACCACCAATTGTGTTAAGTGCAATTTCGTTTAAGTTAGTTCCGTCTGCGTAAGCAGCTACAATTTTTGCTTCGCCTACAGTAAAGCCAGTTCCACTAACAGTTTTGATAGTTAAGTTTGTTACACCTGTAACAGCAGAACAATCAAAAATATAAAATTTTTCTATTGAGTTTGGAATATGTACAGCAGAAGCTCCAGTTAAAGTACCAGTAAATTTAATTACCATGTTTCTTGCATTTGATAATGCAGCATCAGACATAACTAGTGTTACTGTGCCACCATTAGATAATGCTACTGCTTCATAGCCTGCGATTGCTTGTTGGATTAAGTTTAAGTTTGTATTAGTTTTATCACCCCATGTACCAGCGTTTTCACCAGTGGTCATCAACTCCAGTTTAAGGTCAGATGAATAATTAGATGCCATAAATTTGTTCTCCTAAATTAAGTATAATTTTACTATCGCTATGCTGCTAAGTCAACAGGTGACCAAACATTGTTTACACCTGGATCTATTTCAGCCCAGGCAGTTATATTAGGTGCACCTACCGAAGAAGTCAATGATATGCCAGTTGGTGAAACTGTAGCATTTCCTGTATTTGTTACAGTACCTATAGCTGATGTTAAGGCTTGACCTGTTACACCCACAGTTTGTCCTGGAATCTCTCCTTCGTCTCCTAGTGACATAGTTGCTGCAACACCAGTTACAGACTCTACCGTTGTTTGGACAAGTTGGATAGTTCCTAAAGAAGAAGTTAAAGCAATTCCTGTTACATCGACAGGTGTTTTAACACCTCCTATTACTGAGCCTATTGCTGTAGTAGCAGCTTGACCAGTAACAAATTCTTCATTTGTTTGTTTTAAAGTAAAGTTACCTAATGATAAATCTAATTGATCTTCTGTTGCATTTACAAATACATTGTTATCAATTTGTATAGAGAAATTACCAGCTAATGTCATAGACATTGCTTGGCCAGTTTCTTGAATACTAAAGTCTGTTGTAACAGTTTCGTTACCAATTGAAGATGTTAATGATTGTCCAGTTGCTACTGCTGAAAATGCTTCACCCCAAGCAAGGTTACCCCAAGCTCTTCTACCCCAACCAATTCCAGTTAATAAGCTTTCATCAATAGTTACTCCTCCAGGAGTTGTTTGAAGTTGTGATCCAGTTATATTTACACCAATTCCAATTGTGTCATCTCCAACTGAAGTAGATAAAGATAATCCAGTGGCAGCAAAAGTAAATGATACTCCGTACACACCCTGACCAATAGATGATGCTAAGCTAACAGATCCTAATGTAATATTACAATCACCTTTAGGTGTTAGTGATCCAGTTGTAGGTGTTAATGATTGTCCAGTTACATCTTGGTAAACACCTGATAATTCTCCCCAAGCATTTTCTCCCCAAGTGTCTCCACCCCAACCTATGTTAATTTCGTTATCAACAACGACTGCTGTAATTTGTGATTGTAGTTGTTGACCTTGAGCTAATACATCTCCAGCAATACCCCAAGAACCTTCGTCCCAACCTCCTCTACCATAACCTGAATTAACTTCAGGATCAGCAGTTACTTGTGTAATTTGAGTTTGTGCTTGAATACCAGTTACAGATACACCAGCATCACCTTGTGCTGCCCAGCTACCTTGTCCCCAATCTAATGCTCCCCATGTAGATGAAGTCATATCCATAATACCGCCCATACCACTGCCGTGAACGTAGCATAAATAATAAAAATCTGTTTGTGACGATGGAGTTATTTCAACGTATCTAGTTGTAGCTGCGTTGAAAGTAGTTGTGTTTGTGTAACCTGCTTGGTTACTTGCACCATCAAGATAATAAGTTACTCCAGATGAAATTATTCCAGAGGTACTTGTGCTTGTAGAAAAAACTAATGGGTGACCATCGTTGGATGCAGCACTCTGATCAAATCGTAAAGTTCCACCTGCTACCCAACTTACTGTTCCAGGGCCAGTGGAGTTTCGGGCACCGTCTAAGAAATAAACATTACCAGTGCCAGAAGGATATAGGTTACCCGATGCTACGGTTACTGTATAAGTACGTTCTGCCATAGCACCGGTTTACCTCTCTATGCTATTCTCAATATTGCAGCAGATGTTGTGAACGCAGGGAATTGAATAGTGAAAGTTCCGCTAGTTGCAGTCTTATCACCACCAAAATCCAATACAGCCACAGCAGAGTTTGAGTTAGATGTATTATAAATTAATGCACCTCTCGCAGTTAATGTAACGTTTGTAAACGATAGGTCTGCAAAGTCAGTTATCGCTGTGTTAGACGCTATAGATGTTCCTGTGTTAACAAGAGCACCTCCACCTGAAGTGTATCCAGACGGTGACGTAACTTGGTTACCAGTTGTAAATGAAGTTGTAGATTTACCTAGCGTTGCTGAGCTAGTGTACATCGCTAACTTAAACTTATCACCAGTAGTCTGCGTGAAGTCATGTTTTGCTTCTAGTAATTCTTTTTTAAAAGTATTACAGATTGCGTTAGTTGTTATTGCCATAGTTGGCCTCCTTTAAATTATTAATTTGGCGATGGTGAAGGAACCTTAATTCTCGGTACTCCATCATCGTATTCTGCACGTCTTCTTCTCCCCATTTGTTGAAGAGCAAAATTTTGTACTTCCTCATCATACTTCTTTTGATAGAGATTGTATAGATCCATAGGCCCTTTTAAAAACCTATATGCTTCAGCCAATGTCCCATGTAATAACATAGACTCCTGATACTTAGAAATAAAGGTTTCATTAGATGAAGTAAACTGAGGAGGATCCTGTACGTAGTTTATTTGCACTGTATAATTAGAATCAGGGATTGGAGCTACTATAAAATTGAAGTCATCCCAATTAGCATAGTATTTTGGTAGTCCTGTATCTGCGTTGTTGTTAAATTCAGATATAAAACTTGTGTCTCTTTTTTCTAAGAATGTTCTAGTCGTACCATTAATTACTTGCACAGATCTTATAATTGTCAAATCAGATGGAAGACTTACAAATCTGTTTGAAGCAGTAAACGTAGAAGTTGAGTATTTTCTTAAATCATCATAATCAACTTTACCTGCAATATCTAATTCAACAGATCTTATAAAATCTT